TAGATTATTTGGTGCAGTTTGCAAATGAAAGAAACTACAACATCAAGTGTGATTTTAGTGTTCCTAACTATATGGTTAAACATGACAGTATTCAAAACTATATGGAGTCTTTTCTTAAATTACCATTCACTCCCCATGAACATCAAATAAACGCTGTCAAACACGCTGTATCGACCGAGAGATCCCTAATTTTGTCTCCAACAGGTTCTGGTAAGTCTTTGATCATTTATACTTTAATGAGGTACTACCTAGACAAACTAGAGGATAATGACAAGATACTAATTATTGTTCCTACAACTGGTCTAGTATCTCAAATGAGATCAGACTTTATAGACTACTCTCTCGAAAACGGCTTTAAAGTTGATTCATCTTGTCATCAAATTTACTCTGGACAGGAGAAAGAAACCAATAAGAGAATCGTAATATCGACATGGCAGAGTATTTACAAAGAGAGAGAATCATACTTCTCAAAATTTAAATGCGTCTTTGGAGATGAGTGTCATTTGTTCAAAGCAAAATCTCTTACTTCAATTATGACAAAACTCAAAAACTGTAAATATCGTTTTGGTACAACAGGAACATTAGATGGATCTCATACACATAAACTCGTAATTGAGGGTCTGTTTGGTAGAGTGAATAAAGTTATCACAACAAAAGAATTGATTGATAAGAACTTGCTCTCGAAGTTGGATATTAAATCTTTGTGTTTGAGTTATTCCAATCAAGAAAGAAATGAAGTCAAAAGAAAAAAATACTCTGAGGAAATTAAATGGATCGTTATGAACGAAAAGCGTAATCAGTTTATTACAAAACTGGCTACAACTCTAAAGGGAAACACATTGTTGCTTTTCAATTATGTTGGAGATCATGGTAAACCTCTATATGAAAATATTCAAAGCAACACAGATAAGAAAGTATACTTTATTCATGGTGGCACAGATGTAGAGCAAAGAGAAAATATTCGTCAGATTCTCGACTCATCCGAGAAAAACGGAATATTGGTTGCTTCTTATGGTACTTGTTCAACAGGAATAAATATTCGTAACATTCACAACGTTATTTTTGCGTCTCCTTCACGATCTGTAATTCGCGTTTTGCAATCGATAGGTAGGGGTCTTCGTAAATCTTCGACCAAAGATTCAGTTAAATTATATGATATTTCTGATGACTTATGTTCTGGTAAGTACGAGAACCACACCTACAGACATATGCAGGAGCGGGAGAAGATATACATAAATGAGAGGTTTAACGTAAATAAGACCGTCATTGATCTGTCTGGAGGGATGCATGATGTCTAAATACAGAATACTAAAACTTAGAAGCGGTGAAGAAATTATCACTAGCATTGTTGGACAGAGAAAACAAAAGTTTATCGTCGAGCGACCATTCACCCTACAAAATTCACAGTATCTTGATGATATGGGTGTTCCTAGAGATATGGTTCGTTTAAGAAGTTGGCTGAAGTTTAGCAATCAAAATACTGTGTTTATTCCTAAAGATCATATCGCTACGTTTCTAGAGCCTGATGATCACATCTCTAGATTATATGACGTTGAAAAGGAAAGAGAGGATACAGATCCACCACCTAACATCGTTATGAAAAAAGAAAAAAGACGCAATCCACCAGATAACATTGATATCGATGAAGGTATGGTTGAGCAAATAATGAAAGATATCGTAGAGGAGATGAAAAATGCTCACTCGGAAAAATTTGAAAACGAAAATATTGACGATATTGATGAATTAACAGGAATTCCTAAGAACGATAAAAAAAGCAAAGAGTTTATTGTTATGAATATGGTATTCCCACCATCACTTCTGCAAGAGTTATTTAATAAAGGGCTAATTGATTCGGATCTCTTCGAAGATTTATTAGACGATGACGATGGCGATGACGATGAGATAGAAGAACCATTGAACGGTGAAGGTTTTACAGAAGAGAAAACCGATGGTGATGGTTCTGAGTGGACTGATTGGAGTTTTGATATCAAGGATTATTTAGATGGTGATGATAATTAATCATTATTCTTGACATAGAAAATCATAGCGATATCATATGAAATGTGTCAAGGAGAAAATTTAACAATGAGCAAAAATCAATACATCGACAACAAACTTTTTTATGAGAAGATGATCGACTGGAAAAAACTGGTCGATGAAGCAGAAGAACAAGGCGAAGATCGACCACCAGTCACAGAGTATATTGGTGAATGCTTTGTAAAAATTGCAGAACACTTAGCGTTCAAACCAAACTTTATGAACTATCCATATAAAGATGAAATGATCGGAGATGGTATTGAAAATTGTTTGATGTATGCTCATAACTTCAATCCTGAAAAATCTAAAAATCCATTTTCATATTTTACTCAAATCATTTACTATGCATTTTTAAGAAGAATTGAGAGAGAGAAAAAACAGGCTTATGTCAAATACAAGGCTGCACAATTGAGTGACATGGATGACTCTCTAAGAAAATATTTTTCTGAAAATTACTTTGACAATGATATGAGTTTAGAGAAAATGTTTAATCTGTCAGACTCCGACATCGAAAAGTTTACTCCCAAGAAGAAGAAAAGGAAGAAAGATGAAGATAGCACTTCTAAGTGACACCCACTGGGGAGCGAGAGGAGACTCTCAACTATTCTTAGACTATTTTACAGAATTTTTTCAAGACACATTCTTTCCATATCTAGATGAAAACAACATTAAAACTGTTCTTCATGCAGGCGATCTCATGGATAGAAGAAAGTTTGTAAACTTTAATGTCCTGAACCATGTTCGAGAACACTTCATTAAGCCTCTAAAAGATAGAGATGTTGAACTGCATTGTATTTTGGGAAACCATGACGTATATTACAGAAATACTAATAAGATTAACTCAATGCGAGAGTTGTTTTATAGTGACTTTCATATCTACGAAAACCCTACGACATTAGAGTTTGATGGTCTTCGTATTGCGATGCTTCCGTGGGTAAATAAAGAAAACACGGAAGAGTTTATGAAATACATTCAAAATGTAAACGCTCCAATTCTCATGGGACACTTAGAACTAGACGGTTATGAAGTATTACGAGGAGTAAAGCACCGAGGCGGTATGTCTCCTGACATGTTCAAGAGATTTGAAAAAGTGTTGAGTGGTCATTTTCATTGTAAACAAAGTCAAGGTAATATTCATTATCTTGGGACACAGTATGAAATTACCTTTTCAGATCATGGAGAACCAAAAGGTTTTCACGTTCTCGATACTGAAACAAGAGAAATTGAGTATGTGGAAAATCCAAATCGTATGTTCCACAAGTTAAAGTATTCTGATGATGACACATACACTGAAGCCTTTTGCAATCAATACACAAACAAGTATGTGAAGGTTTTTGTTAGTAGTAAAAAGAACCCAGTTAAGTTTGATAAGTTCTTAGAAAGCCTCTACAACTCTCAAGTTGCAAATCTAACGATTGTTGAGGAAGATGATCTTGACCAAGAAAAGGTTGACATCGACATGAAAAAAGATACACTTACACTTATTCAAGACGAAGTTGATATGCTTGAATGTGAAGGCGATAAGGAAAAGATCAAGAAGATGATTCGTGATTTATACATGGAGAGTTTAACCCTGTGAATATCTTTGTTTTAGATAATGATCCAATCAAGTCTGCCGAATACTGCGTGGATAAACACGTTGTAAAAATGATCGTCGAGTCTTGTCAGATGCTTTCAACAGCACATCGTGTTCTTGATGGAGACGAATGGACAGACTACGGTAAGA